CTTTCCGGCGCGAAACCGGCCGAGGTGCTCATCAGCGCCTTGCGGCCCATGGTCTCGAAGGCGGCAGCCTTGGCGAGGAAGTCGGACGGCAGCATGTCCTCGATGTTGATCGAGGCACCGGCCGGCCCCTTGCCGCCGGTCATCCAAGCCTTGAACTCCGCAGCCTCGACGAGGTGCTGCCCGACCGACTTGAACTGGCCCTGGTTGGCAGGCTGGCCGCCGGCATGCGGATGGACGAAGCCGCCGCGCGCCTTGCCGCGGGCAGCCATCGCCGCCGCTGCCTTGTCGGCTTCGAGGAAGGTTTCGACATGCGTCATCAGCGCGTCGGCCTCGGCGTTCAGCGACTTGACCTTCTCGGCCACGCCGATCGCGTCGTTCACTTCGGGGAACAGGCTGACCGCCTTGCTGTAATCGTAACGGCCGTCCTCGGTCTTGGCGGCCTCGAACACCTTGGCCAGATCCGCCTGGCGGGTCTGGAGCTTTTCCTCAGCCTCCTTCCGGGTGAGGTTCTTGATATCGGACATTGCGTCTTCTCCACTTGGCTCGCGCCGCACGGTGCGGCGGATGAAACCGGTGGAGCCGTAATGACGGGGCAGACGCGCCTTCTCGCCCCGGACAGGTGTCCGGGCGCAGTGGATTGCCAGCGATGTCGGGATGGGTGCGGTGTAGCGCGATCGTGCCGATGCGACAACCGGAACCGGCGATGATCGACACTGCCGGGTGCGGCCCGCTTATGAAACGCCCCCTAGCGGCGATTTCAGAGGCCATAAGAAGGCCGTCACCCGAATTTTGGCGGGGGACGGGCCTCCAATCAATTCTGGGGCATTCTGGCGGCCCCCAGCGCCTCAGATATAAACGTTGTGTTTCGCGCCTGAAGCAAAGCTACTTTTGCATCTGGGGCATCCCGTAGCTTTGGCGCCAGCCTTCAGCCCGCCCGTGGGTTGCAGATATGACTTAGCGCCTTCCAGAAAACAGTTCGGACACAATTGATGAGGTGGTTCGCCCCCGGCCTCCTCTGCCTTCAGTTCGTAAGCGAGAGCGCCGTTATCGTACTGCTTGAGCTCATATCTCGCTTTCTCAGTCTCCCACGATCTCAGGCGGGATATCTCTGCCTCCAGGTCGGCAATCTTCTTGGCTTGCTCCACTTGCACCGCTTGTGCAGCAAAGATGGCCTGTTGCGCCTCCAGTAGATGCCTCTGCAACCCAATCTTCGCCTCATCGACTGCCGCTTGGGTCGAAGTTGCACTGAGGCCTAGAGCGATATCCGTCGCCGCTTTGAGGCTCGAAAATGCCCCTGCAATTTCACTGATCATGCAACCTCCGAGTCGGTTGCTCGAAGTTACCCGATAATCCTTCTTCGCGCATCGCGGGTCAGGTGGTGGACGATTTCAGCCTCGATCGCGGCCAGCGCCTTGGCCTCGGCATCGGGATCGGCCGGATCGAGGACCGCCCCCAGCTGCGCGTGGATCTGCTCGAGCTGTTTGCGACCGGTGGCGGTGAGCGACTGGGGATCGCCCTTCAGCGCCTCGGCCAGTTCGCCCAGCGATCCGATCAGCGGGGCGAAGGCGGCGTCCTTCAGCTCCTTCATGCTGAGCGTGCGGGTGCCGCGCCCGGCCCCGCGCACCACCGTCGAAACCTCATGCACGTCAAGCTGCTTCAGCACCCGGGTGCGGCTGTCGGCGGTGATGTTGTAATCGGCGTCCAGCACCTCGAAGCCGTAGGAATACTCCTGCACCGACTTGCCGGTGGCCAGATCGAACAGCAGCGCCTTGTGCCAGTCGGCCCCGGCGCGGGTTTCGAGGTTGAGGTGCAGCTCGGCATAGGCGATGTCGCCCTCCTCGTAGACCCGCGCCTTGCCGAAGGGCATCTGGTAGCGATCGTGGTGGTGGATCAGAGGGCACCACTGGTCGCCCTTCCAGCTAAAGGCTCCCGGCGCATAGGTGTCGCCGTCGTGATCGACTTCGGAGAGGCGGGCGAGGATGGCGAGGCCCTTGCCGGTCTCGCCCATCTCGGTGACGGTCAGGTTCTTGGTCTGCATGGTCGGGCTCCTAGAGCGAGAAGTGGGGTGCAAAGCTGAGGGTGCAGTTGGGCCGCATGTTGGTGGCCATGATCCAGGCATCCTCGGCCGATACGATCTTGCCGTCGCGGGCGATGTGGGCGAGCTCGGATCGCGGCTCGCCGAAGCGGCCGTCGAAGATCACGTATTCCTCGACCCCCGCAGCGCGGCCGGCCTCAAGCGTCGAGATGTTCTGCGCATACTTGGTTTCGGTGCGGGCGATCACGCGGGCGCGGGTTTCGGCATTGCCCCAGTGGCTACCCTCGACGCTGTTGGCGATGCGGTTGGCCAGCGCCTGCGCGCCTTCGCCCAGAGCGCGGCCTTCAGCCAGCGCATCGAAGATCGCCTGCCGGGTCTGCGCCGGCACATCGACCAGCCCGGCGCGGGTGCCGCCGGCAGCGATGATCTGGCGCATCACCGGATCGGGCAGGCCGGTGCCGAAGCCTGCCTCCTCGATCGCGGCGGCGACCTTTCGGGCGATGCCGACATATTGAGCCTGGTAGCGGGACGAGAGGCCCTGCTCCCATGCTTCGAGATTGAGCAGGTCGATGATCTGGTTGATCAGCTCGGGATCGGGTTCGGCTTTCTCGAAGGCTTTTTCGCCGCGCGCCCGCAGCACATCGAGCGCGATCTTGCCGGCGGTGTCGCCCCAGCCTTCAAACAGCGGCAGCAGCGCAGCGGTGAAGGCCTCGCGATCGGCGCGCTCCTCGGCGCGCAGCATCAGAGCGAAACGCTCGCCCCGCGCTATGGCATCGGCGCTGGCCTCGCGGGCATTGGCGGGGAGATAGTCCTCGAGCGGATTGGCGGCCTTTCCAGCCGGAGCCGGAAGCGCCTTGGCGGGCGGCGGCAGTAGGTCTGGTGACTGGACGCCGACAGGCTCCATCGGCGCGCGCCCACGGCCAGCCTCCGCGAGCGGCACCTCCATCACCGAGATCGGCCGCAGGTAATACTTATGCGCCTCGTCAGCCTCGCGCCCGGTCTCGGTGAGATAGTCGTAGAGCGTGATCGCCCCGGCCTTCAGCTCATTGAGCTTGCGTTCGGTGGTACGGTTCTCGTCCTCTTGCAGGGCGAGCACCTCGTCGGTGTCCCAGAACAGCTCCAGGCGGCGGCGTTCCCCGCGCTGGAAATCGGGCAGCAGGCTGCGCTGCAGCTCGTCGATCAGCGCGCGGCCAAGCGGCAGCACGCCGTTGTGCCAGGCGAGCTTGCGCATCTCCTCCATCGTCGCGCCGACCTTGGTCGACTGGAGACCCGCGCCGAAGCCGACGACAGCGGCCGGGATGCCGAGCGCGGCGCAGACGCGTTCCTCAGCGACGTCTCGCGCGCCGCTCAGCTCCATCTGCTGGGGGTTGAAGCCGTACTGGCTCACCTCGGTCGGTGCGCCCATCACCAGCGTGCCGCCGCGCCCATCGCCGCTGAAGGTCTGGTTGAACCACGCCTTTGTCGCCTCGACATCCTCGGGCGTCGGCATGGCCCCGCCCTTGGGGCTGATCACCACACCGGGCACGCCCATGTTGCGGAGCAGGCTGGCGACGAAGTTGCTGCTTTCGATATCGGCGAAGATCTCGCGGATCACGCTCTGCAGCGGCGACAGGCCCCGGCGCAGATCGCGCGGGTTGAGGCCGTGGCGGAAGTGGATCACATCATCGGGATCGAGGTACATCCGGCCGAAGCCGGTGCCGGGCGAATATTCGTAGTGCGACAGGAACTCGGTCCCGTCGAGGCCCGCCTTGGGCTCCATCATCCAGTGCGGGACATACCACAGCTCGACAGGCACGCCGGATGTGTTGCGCACCTTCACCCAATAGGCGTCGCCCGAGGTGCAATAGCTGAGGATGGTCGCGCCCCACAGGGCGATATCGCCGTAGAACGGGTTCGGATTGCGGATCAGCTCGAGCAGCGGGTGCTCCTCGACCGGCTCCAGCTTCCCGCCCTTCTGGCGGTCGCGCATGGCAAGGTTTGCCTCGGGCAGCGCGCGCTGCAGCCACATGATCGGGGCCATCACCACGCTCGCGTCCAGCATGTCGCCGACCTCGCGGGCGTAATCGAAGCGGGTGCGCTTCAGCAGCCCGCCCCAGAACAGCGACTGCGCGGCATGGCGCATCTGGGTGAGCGAGGTGGTGACGCGGGCGAGCGCCTTGGTGAGGAAGTTGCCGCCGGTGTTGGTGCTCATGCGAGGACGTCCTTCAGCAGCTTGGCCTGATGGGCCGACAGGGTGATGTTATGCTGGCGGCCTACACCGGTCTGACGGATCAGCACCGAGCCATCGCTGACAGTGACCAAGGTCAGCTGCGAGAAGGCGTTCGCGCCCAGATTATGCGTGCCAGTCTTCATGCCGGGATCCAGTCTGCATCGAGGTCGAGGACGTCGGGCTGGCGGCGGCTGTCCGCCACCGGCCGCCAGGGCGCACCGCCGGGCGTGCTTGCGGCATGGAGCGCCAGCGCCAGCGCCCAGAAGCGGTCAGCGTGGCCATCGGGCGTGCGCTCGGCGGTAAAGCGGATGTTGCCCGCGCCGGTCACCTGCTTGGTGACGCTACGCAGATCGGCGCGGATCTTGCCGTCGTGCGGGATGCGAAGCCGCCGGTCTTCCATCGCGCCGCGCACCGGATAGGCCAGCGCCTCCTTGGTCTGCGCGGTGAAGCTGACGCATTCGTAGCGATATTTGCCAAACCGGCGCTGGGCATCATCGCCCCAGCCGATGCCGAGCCCGGTGTAATCCTGCGCCACGCGCCCGCCCGATGCCAGCACCCGTTCCACCCACGGCCAGATCACCGCTTCCTGATCGGGCTTCGACATGTTGTGCAGGGTGATGACCTCGCGGGTGTAAAACACGTCGCCCAGCTTCTCGAGCAGCCACAGGACGGTGAGGTCTTTCTTCCGCCCGATATCGATCCCGGCGTAGAGCGTGCCGCCCTCGATCGTCTGCCAATCCGTCCCTTGCGCATATTCGGCGCGGGCGATCAGATCATATTCGAGGAAGGCGGCGTCATCATCGGCCGGGCGGCACATGTATTCCTGCTGGAAGCTCTCCTCGTCGGCCGCGCCGCTGCGCACGAAGTCGAAATAGGCAGCCTCGTCCATCGCCTGCTTTTCATCGTCGGGCGGCAGGGTCTGCTGGAGCTTCCACAGGAAGCCCTGATCGAGCGCGTCCTGCAAGGTAACGGTGTGCAAGGATATCTTCTTCGGATTGCCCTGCTCGCGGATTTCGCGGACCAGCTGGTTGAAGAAGTTGGCGCTGCCCCGGTGTGTGCTGATCAGCTCCATCGAACCTCCCCAGGTGATCCCGGGATAGGCGATGGTCCACAGCTTGCGCGGATCGGGGTGGAGCGCGAACTCGTCGAGAATGCGTCCGCCGCGCTTGCCCGCCTGCGCGTTCGGGTTCGAGCTCATCGAATTGATCCGCCGCGTGTTGGCGAAGCGCAGGACATAGGCGGTCTGGCGTGCCGTCGGATCGAGCACCTGCTCGCCCAGATCCTGCGCGGCGATCGACAGGTTGCCCGCCCAGAACTTGCAATCCTCAAGGAACAGCTGCGCCTGGATATCATCGCGCGAGCTGACCCACTGGTCGAAGCGCGCGGTGGTGAGCGCGGTGCGCTGGACGGCGGCATAGGCGGTGGCCCAGCTCAGGCCGATCTGGCGCGATTTCTCGATCAGCTTCAGCCGCGCACCATCACGCACCCAGCGCGCCTGATAGGGCAGCATGATCGCGCCCTTGTCAGCCGGGATGCATTTGGCGTTGCCCTTGGCTTTTGCCATCAGCCCTGCCCCAGCAGTGCGCGGTTGATCTCGGCGATCGCCTCGGGCGAAACGCCCTTCTTCTTGCCGATCTCGCCTGCGTCCTTCGCGGCCTTGGCCAGCCGCTCCTGCACTTCCTTCTCCAGCCGCTCGCGATATTCGGCGCTGGTCTTCTGGGCGCTGACCACCGATTGCAGCGCGCGGCTCATCTGCATGATGCCGGCGGCCGAGACTTCGCCGTCTTCGAGGATCTCGAAGATCGCCACCTTCAGCAGCTCGGCCACCGCGACGGTGACCTCGTCCGGGGCCTTGGCGTCCATGGTGCGGGCCAGCTCGCCGCCCATGCGCTGGATCTCGTCAAGGCGGCGGAACTGGATCGCCTTGCGCACAGCGTAGCGGCCCCAGGCGCTCTTGCTGATCGGGGCCATGCCGAGATCGGCGAGCCGCTCGTTGAACTCGGCCAGGATGACGGCGCTGGGCAGCTTGCGTTCGCGCAGCTGCTCATTGGCCCAGACGATCGCGCCCTCGGCTTCATCGGGCAGCATGTCGATCGTCGACAGGTGCCCGCGGCCTTCCTTGCGCTTGCCCCGCGCCATCAGCCGAGCCTCCCGCAATCCCAATCACAGAACTCGGTGCCCGCCAGCATGCACTGGCCGTCAGGCATGAGACCGCAATCGTGCAGACAATCGTCTTCCTCGTCATCGAGCAGCTCGGCGTCGAGCGTGTCGATCAGCGCCCAATCGGGATCATCCTCGCGCGTCATCAGCGCGCCTCCGACGGGCGCATCACGCCTTCGATCACGCTGCGCTCCTCGATATGATCGCGGCCCGGGCCTTCGATCAGCGCGAACAGCACCTCGCCGCTTTCCGACAGGCTGACAGCGCCCAGATCGGCGAGCTTGCGCAGCTGGGTGCGGATCCAGTCGCGATCGCGGCGGTAGCCATAGATGTCGAGCGTGCGCTTGAGCAGGATGTCGGACAGGCGGCCGTCGGTCTGCGCGGCCAGCGCGCGCAGCATGGCAAGGCGGGCCTCGCGGGCGACACCCTCGGCAAGGTTGGCGGCGAAAGTCACTTCTCCATCCCCTTCGGTACGACGACGGACATGATCAGGCTGAGATTGCGGTCGATATGATCGACCTTGGCGGCAGTCCCGGCCGATATCGCCGCGTGTTCCGACTGCTTGTCGGCCAGCGCGCGCTGGCGCGATTCGTGATCGGCCTGCTTGTTCGCCAGCCGGTCGATCGCGTTTTCCAGCCGCTTGATATCGGCCGCGCTGGCGGTGTCGCCCTCGATCTTCTCGACCCGCTCGACGATCTCGCCGACCTTGGTCTTGACCGCCTTCACCTCGCCCGAAAGGTCGTTGATCTTCTTGTCGAGCCCGCCGGTGCCGACCGGGTTCTTGGCCCCGCCGCGCCACGCCGCGATCGTGATGCCGATGACGATGAAGGCGATGATCGCCAGCTCGAGGAGGTTGCCGGGGCTCATTTGGGATCTGGTCCTCTGCCGATGGTATTGATCGCCCCGGCGAATGCGCGGCGCACGAAGTCCTTCACCTGCTCGCCGAACAGTTCGAGCAGGCTGAAGCCGGAAAAGCCGAGGCCGATGGCGACGACGAAGGCGAACAGCCACCCGGGGCGGCTCTCGATGATCCACAGCTCGACCACCACCAGCATGATGAAGCTGACGAGCAGGCGCAGCTTCCAGCCAAGGTCCGCCTCGGCCCGCACGGTGAAAGGCCGCGCGGCGATGATGCCGATCGCGCCGAGGATGCAGGTCACCACCGGGATCGGCAGGCCCCAGGCATCGATCAGGAAGCGGTCGCCCAGCGGGGTCTGCACATCGGGCACCACCACGGCGACGGCGAGCGTCGGCAGCCAGAGGCTGAGGAACTTGGTGAAGGACAGAGGCTCGGACAGGTGCAGGATCACTTCGCGCGCTCCAGCCTGGTCTGGCAGTCGATGCAGCGCTTGGCCGATGGCATGGCCAGACGCCGCGCCTCCTCGATCCGTTCGCCGCAGGCGATGCAGAACTCCTCGCCGATCCCGGCAAGGTTGTTGCGGATGCGCGCCACCGCCGCATCTTTCGAGAGCCGCTCAAACTCCTCGGCCCGTTCCAGCCCGCGCTCGCCGATATCCATCACCGGCTCCCTTCGGGCGTGAATCGGACGGCGGATTGCGCCTCGATCCAGTCGATCAGCGCGTCCAGCTGGAGCGCCTGCTCGCTGGCAATCAGCGCGTCGGGAAGGGTCAGGCTTCCGGCGGCAGGAAGTCGATCTTCGCCGGTCGCCGCATCAACTCGGCCGGCGGCGTCGGGAAGGCCGGGCACACCAGCTGCGTGGGCACCGCCGGGATCGGTTCGGGGCGTGCCTGCCCGCAACCGGTCAAACCGGCTGCGCAGAGCAGCAAGATCGCTGCGGTAGTCACTGACGATCTCATCGGTGATGATCTCCTGTTCGCGGGCGACCCGCTGGGCATTGTCCTGGGCGTCTTTTTGCGCCTGTTCGGAGGCAGCGAGGAAAGCGTTCACGGTGCCGAGATGCGCGGCCTGTTCGGCGGCGAGATCGGCCTCCAGACCGCTGATCCGGCGCTGGTGCGCGGGATTGACGATGAAGGCGTTCACCAGGAACAGCACGCCGAACCACAGCAGCGGGCCATTGCGCCAGTCGCTGATGATCCATTGCCATGCCGCTGAGAGGCCTTTCATGGCCGCTTCAAACGCGCCCGAGGCGAGCAGTTTCAGGGCGATCCACATCAGATTGCGGCCCCCGCATTGCGGGCCAGCGCGGCGCGGACTTCATCGCGGATGTCGATCTGCTGTGCGCTGGACCAGACGATGGTGCCGCTGGCGCGCACCTGATCATACATCAGCACCACGCCGTCACCGCTCCAGCGCCCGTCGAAAAACAGATCGCGCTCTGCCTTGCGGCGGGCGATGATTTCGCGTGGGCGAGACCAGTGCAGGAACTCGGTCCACGCCTTGTCCCGGCGGCCCAGCAGGAAGGATTGCACCCAGTCAGCCTGCCCGATCGCGCCGGTGTTCCAGTGGAACGACAGCGCGGCAGTCAGCTGCGCCTCGGTCAGCTCGCGGCCCTTGAAGGCGGCGATCACCTCGGGGAGGTATTTGGTGCGCAGCAGCCATTCGAAAACCTCGACCGCGCGCTCGATCGTGGAGCGATTACGGCGATAGCGCCCGATGCGGTGGCCGCTCTTGTCGGTGACGCCGAAGCCCCACGTCCACACGTTGACGCTGTCGAGATAGGCCTCGAGCACGAGGCCTTCATGCTCGGCGATCTCGAGCAGCATCCGTTCGGAGAGAAGCGCGGTGGTCATGGCACCGCTGGATGGGGGAATTCGGGGGCAATCGCGCCCCGGACAGGTGTCCGGGCCTACTTCCCGAACAGATCGCCCTGGCGGCGATCGATGGGCCGGTGTCCGGCAGCACGCAAGGCGGCGCGGCGGCGGCGGACGCTGCGGATCGTGTATCCGCACGCGCGGGCAATGTCACGTTCGCTGTGTTTGCCGGAAAGGATCATGGCATCACACCGGGCCTGCGCGCGGGCGATGAAGCCGGTGTCGTGGAGCGGGATTTCCACCCGGATGCCGCCGAAACCGGCGGTGAAGTGATCGGCGATCTTGCGGGCATCTTCGATCCCGACCAGCTTGCTCAGCCAGTGATCGGGGCCGGGCTGCGGCGGGATATAGACCTGCACCCCGCCCACCTCCTGCGCCACCGCGCGCGCGGCGTCCTCGCCCGCAATCCGGGCGATCTCGTCGAGCACATGGGGCAGGTGGCGGAGGGGGGCGGTCATCAGTTGCGCGGTTTGCCGTCCCACACCGGCTCGCCCGTATCGGGCTGGTGGGCCAGCGGCAGCGGGTGTTCGCAGGCGGCGCATTCGGCGGTGACGCGGCCGACGTTCCAGCTCCTGCTGCCGCAGGCGGGGCAGCGGTTAGCCTCGCCCGGCCAGTAGAGCACCGGCGCGGCGGGGATCAGGGTGGCGGGGGCGTTCATTGGCCTCGAGCTCCTTCTGCGAGCCGCTCAGCCATTGTCTCGACGTAAACGGCGATTTGCTTGGTCGACCAGCCATGGAATTTGCCGACGACAAGGCAGAGATCTTCGAGCATGACCCATTGGCCTGCCTGCTCGGGCTCATGCTCCATGATCATTGCCACGATCTCCACGACAAGGGCGGCGCGGGGAGAAACCGCGCTCATCGGTTCGCTCCGTCAGGCAGAAGGTGCGGATTCCAGCGCAGGAAACTGTCGGCGGCAGCCTGGCTGTAGGGCACCCCATGTTTGTAGTCGGACAGGATCATGGTGCGATCAGTCGCGGCCCGGTTCATCTGGGTAGCTGCTGCATGAAAGTAGTCGACCAGCTTCTGATTGACGCCGTGGGCGGCCATCATGTTGGCCGAAAAGCTGAAAGGATAGATCGTGCCATCAGGGTTGCTGATCAACTTGACCAGCTCGTCCACGCTTATTGCCTCGTTCATTCACCACCTCCCGCTGCGCGCAGCTTCTTGCCCAGCGCGTGGGCGATCCGGTCGTATCCATCGGCGGTGATCGGGCCGTCTGCGCCCGGCTCGATGCCGCACAGGCGGAACGCGGCTTCGTTGAGCGTCCAGCGATCGGGCACCATGTCGGCGGCCTTGAGCTTCGCGAGGATCGCCTCGCACAGCGCCTCGCGCAGGCCCATCACCGAACGGTTGTTGCCGCTGGCATCGGTCTGCTGCCAGCCATGCTTTTCGGCCATCGCCTTCAGCGCCTCGATCAGCTTGTAACCGTGCGACTGGTTGGCCCAGACGAGCCGTTCGCAGCCGAGCTGGCGGCGGGCGAAGGCCTCCAGCGCACGCTCATCAGGGCTGCGTACCGCATTGAGGTGGTAGAGGCTGATCCACAGCGCCCGCGCCTTGCGGGCCACCGGATGCTGCGCCGGGCGGGTGCTGCCGGACTTCACCAGCGGCTTGAACCCGATCTCCTGCAGGCGCTTGAGCACCCGCTCAAGCTCGGCATCGGTGCAGTCAGCCGCGCTCGATCGGCCCGCGCTGTCGAGCAGGATCTGGCGATAGTCATCATCCGCCAGCGCCAGCTCCTTCTTGGCCACGTGGATCTTGGCGATCATCGACCGGCGATGGCTGGCCGAACGGTCGAACTGCGCCGGGGCGGCGGTTTTGTGCAGGGCGAGGCCCATCATGCGTCTCCGATGGCTGCCAGCCCGATCGCGAGGATCGCGAACAGGCTGAGGGTGATGACCATCCCGATCGCTTCCGATCGGGCGGTGCCGGGGCCGCGCGCGGCATCGAGCTCGCGCGCGGTTTCGCGGTAGAGGGCGAGGAGGCGGATCATGCCTGCACTCCGCGCGGGCCAAGCTGTCGGGCGACCTCGGCGCTGTTCTTCGTATGGAGTTCCCGCATCACCTGCGCCGCGCTTTCGAACAGCTGGGCTGCGCCGAGGAAATAGCCCGCTTCGGCATAGGTCCATGCCTTCTCGGTCATCTCCGACGCCGTCATCTGCGGCCCGTCGTAGTTCCACGGAACGGGGCGGGAATTGAGGGGGGCGCTCATGCCTTGATCCACCGCGTGGCGCGTTCGCTCTGGGCGTCGCGCAGGTCGACGATCGACAGGCCGCGTTCTTCAGCGGCGGCGAGCATCGAGCCGGCCTCCACCAGCTGCTTGCATTCGCGCAGGCCCCCGCTGTCGGGCGTGGTGGCGATGTTTTCGAGGTAGCGGCGGATGTCCGGCTGCTCGATCCCCCACGCATCGCAGAAGGCGATCACATCGTCGCGGATCGGGGTGCGCTGTTCGTGCATGTTGGCGATGCGGCTGAGCAGGCGGGCCAGCTGGTCGCGCTTGCGACCGGTCTTGATCGACTGCACCAGTTCCTCGTTGCCGAGCATGCAGATCCCGACGCCAGTGATGTCGTGCCAGTAACGCAGCTCCTCGATCGCCTCGAGCGAAAGCCAGTTGGCCTCGTCCACCACCAGCAGGCCGCGCCGCCCGCTCATGCGGGTGACGACGAGGGCCGAGGCATCGGCGGTGGAGAGGCGGCGCGGCTCGACGCCCAGCGCCTTCTGCACTTCGCGGATCATCGAATGCAGGCTGTTGCTGGAAGGCTTCATGGTCGCCTTCCACACCGGCCCGGCGCGCTCGGCATATTCGTCAACCGTCATGGTCTTGCCGGTGCCGGGGCCGGTGCCGATCACGGTGATGCGGCCCGTGTGCGCGATCTCCAGCAGCTCCATCATGCGAAGGCTGGTGCGCGTGTCAAAGTAACCCGGGTTCACCGGCAGCTTGGACTGGCGCATCGACTGCGCTTCCACCGACTGGCGGAACTGGAACACCTTGCGCGCGACATTGCCGCCACCATCCTTGGCGCCATAGGTGCCGGCGGCGAAGGTGGTGATCGTGCCCAGCGCAATCCCGGTTTCCTGGGCAAGCTTGCTCCACGGCATCGGCGGATCGCTGAGCTCGCGGTAGCCGTTGAGCCACAGCCGCATCTCTTCGACGTCGACCGGCAAGTCCTTCACGTTGATCATCGTCCCTTTTCCTCCTCGGACTTCAATTGTTCGCGGCCGCGATTTTCTGGCGGCCGATGCGCATCCGCTCGATCACGGTGAGATTGCTGGTCTCAGGCTCGGCGGTGGTTCGGGTGGCGTCATCGCGCGCGGTGGCGGCGGCGTGCCGGACCGGGCGCACGACGCGCGGTTCGGGCTTCGCGGCGGGGGCCGATCCGGCCTGCAGCGCGGCGACTTCATCGGGCGAAAGCAGGCGCTCGGCGGCTTCCAGTTCCTTGGCCCGGCGCTTGACGTTGGCGGCGCGCTTGGCGGTTTCTCTGGCCCCGGCGCTGTCGCGGAAGCCGGTGTCGGCCAGCAGCATGGCCTCCATCAGATAGCGGCCCTGCGTGTCGTAGAGGTGGACCGAGCTGTGCAGGTTGTCAGGATCGAACCGCACCGTCACCCGCTCGCCGCGCAGGGCGAACATCTGCGGGTGCCAGTAACGGTTGCCTTCCAGCTCCAGCACGCCGGTCTGGCGGTTGATCAGCTTCTGATCGGCGGCCAGCAGCGCCATGCGCATCACCGCCGGGTCCACCACCTTGCTGATCGGCGCGGTGGCGTAGCTTTCGGCGAAGACCTGATCGAAGCTGCTGCCCTTGGCCGTTTCGGTGCGGCGACCGGCGCGGGCGTTATGTTCGGCGATTTCCTCGGCGACGACTTTGCAGAACCGGTCCCACTCCACCGCCTTCGATCCGTAGTTCTCGGGCTTGGCCGTCGGATTGTTGCCGGTGTAGGCACCCGCGAAAGCCGGGTGCTTGGCGATGGTGTCGCACAGATCGCGGAAGGCGCGTTCGATCGGCTTGGACTGGCCGCGATAGGGCAGCGCCCAGTGGATTTCGATGCCGAGCCCGGTGAGCAGGCCGGTCGGCTCCTCCTCGCGGATCTTGAAGCGGAAACGGCTCTTGGCCCCGCCGGTGATCCACTTGCTGGCGAAGGCGCGCCCGTTATCCAGCACCACGCCCTTGGGAATGCCCCAGTCGCGGAACAGATCGGCAAAGGCGAGGCGCGTCTGGATGGCGCTTTCCTCGGTGCCGATGCGCTGGGCCACGATCTTGCGGCTGAAGATGTCCTGAATCGCCACCATGATCGGACGGACGATCCGGCCGTCCGGCGTGCGCACGAAGACATCGAACTTGTGCCCGTCGATGTTCACCAGCTCCATCGCCTGAAGATCGGCGACAGTGCGGCGATTAGCGGGCACCGCGCGGCGCAGCGCCTCCTGCCCCTCGCGCTTCAGCACCAGCAGCTCGGCCGGAATTTCGCGTTCCAGGCGGCGTCTGAAGGTGCGCTCAGACGGCATTGAGAGACCGTTGGCGGCGGCAATCCGGCCGACCCGGCGATAGACGCTGGTCAGCGTCGGCTGTTCGGGCCGCAGGTAATCCGAACGGAAGGCTTCCCACAGTTCGGGGTGGATTTCAGCCTCGGCCCCGCCGCCCTTACGGCGCGGGGCGAGCGCAGGCAGCCAGTCGGCGCGCGGCAGGCCGTCGATCAGGCGCAGCCAGTTCCAGATGGTCGCCTGCCCGATATCGTGGGCGGCAGAGGCACTGGCGACGGCGGCGGACTTGGTGGTGCCCGCTTCGGCCAGCAGCTGCACTTCGGCAACCACGGCAAGGCGGCGCTCGGCCTCGGCCTTCACCTTGGCCGATTGCCCGTCATACCAGCTCCACGCGGTGGCTTGCGGGGCGGCTTCAGTCGGGCGCGGACGCATGATGCCGCGCCGCGCCAGCTCGATCCGCGCCTCGCCGGGCAGCAGGCTGGCGTGGAACTCCACCCCGCCGCCCCGTCCCTTGCGGGTACGCACCAGCAGGCGGTTATCGGGGCCGAGGCGCGAAGCCCAGCGCTCGGCATCGGCGCGCCGGTTGATCCCGCGCTTGTCGGCGGGCAGGCCGGGTAGCGCCAGATCGGCCAGCTCGGCCGCAGTGAACCAGGTGTCCTGTTCGAGAGGGATCATTCCGCTCATTCTCCGCTCTCACGAATTTCCGGCGCACCGGCGCGCAGCTCACGCATCTCGGCCTGCAGCCGCTTCATCATCTGTTCTAGGTGGCCGAGGCGCGCGGTCTTGACCTCGTCGCCGACCAGCAGCGCCGCGCCGATCTCGCGCATGATGGGATCGAGCAGATCCTGTCGGTCGGTCACCACCAGCAGCGCGAACAGGCGTGAGGCAGGCACCTTGTGTTCGGTGCGCGCCGGGCTCGAATAGGCGTCGAGCATCGATCGGCTGATGGGCTCGTCCAGCACCACGCTCATCTCGGCCGCGATCACCTCGCGCGGACGCGCATCGCTGGCCAGCACCGTGCCGACCAGCGCGTTGATGCGCCGCTCCAGCCCCGCGAGCCCCGCCACATCCTTGTTGGGCGCGGGTGCGGCGAAGTCGAAGCCGAGCTGGCCGGGATGGGGCTTAGCCTTGGGCATGGGCATCCCCTTCGTCAGCGAAACGCGGGTCGCGGCGCGGATCGAGCGCGCCCGGCGGCACATCCTTGTGCAGGATCGAGATGATGTGGTCGCCCTCCAGCACCACCCGCTGCCCACCGGCCAGACGCACGAACCGCGCGCCGAACTCGATCGCGACCAGCACCGCCCGGCAATTGAGCGTGCGCCGGACCTCGCCCGGTGGCACGTCGGCCACCAGAGCGCGGAAGCGATGGATCGCATGAGAGGTGATGAAGGGCTCGGTCATGGGTGTGCCGTCGGGCTCAGTTTCTCATCATCCAGCGGGCATCGAAGTCGTCGAAGCCGGGTTGGCGCGGCGGCTCACCCGTCAGGCTCAGCGGCGGCAGGGCAGAGCGCAGCCCACGGCGCGCCATCTTGGCGCGGTGCGCCTCGCGCGCTTCCACCACCTTCATCCGCGCCTCGGCCTCGATCGGCGTGACGCCGAGCTCGAGCGCCAGCAGCATCACCTTGCGGTGGTGGCGGTAGTATTCGGCCTTGGAAGCGAAGCGCGGCATCAGCGGTGCCCTCCTGCGCGGCGGACGTGCCAGAGCAGCCGCCGGGATCCGCGCCGGACCAGCGCCTCGCGGTGCCGATCATGCGCGGGGTTGTTGTCGAAGGTGGCGACGATCGCCCGCACGCGGGCGACCGAGATTTCGAGATCGGCGGCGATGTCGCACTCGGCCACGCCGAGATCGAACCGCGTCATGACAGCCGCTTCGCCGGGGGTGAGCTGCGACATCAGCGCGCCTCCTCGATCAGCTGGCGGACATTATCCTCCAGCCAGCGGTTGGCCTGCTGGCGCAGTGCCTCGCGCTCGTTGGCGAGCCGGTTCAGCCTTTTGGCAATGCGATCGGCATTTTCCCGCGGGGGAAGCGTGCCGAGGATCGCGCTGTGCTGGATGCGCTGCCGCATCCGCTGCCAGCCCTGCCGGTTGGTGTCGAATGCGAAGGCCGTGACATGCCGATCCTTCACCAGATCGACCTTGGCGACACCGAAGTGATGACCCGCGCGAAAGATCACGCGGTCGCCGGGGCGGAACTCGCTCATGCGCCCTCCCCGATGCGAATGAAGTGCAGCGGCTCGCCATCCGGCGCGCGCGGAATCGGCAGGGCTTCCACCACCTCAATCGAACGCTGCCGCCCGACACGCACCACCGCGCCGCGCTCCTCCAGCTGGCGCACCAGCCAGTCGGCGGTGAAGACGGTCTTGCTGTCGAGGCCGATACCGTCGGCGATCTCGCGCAGGGTCGGCGAGATGCCGTTGCGCTCGGAATAGCCGGTGATGAAGCGCAGCGCGTCCTGCTGGCGGGTGGTCAGGGTCATCATGCCACCATCCCTCCGGTGCGCACGAAGTGCAGCGGCTCGCCATCGGGTGCGCGCGGAATCGCGACCGGCACAAGCACCTCGATCTCACGCGCCGCGCACCACTTGCGTCTGATCGCACCACGCTCGCACAGTCCGCTGATCAGCCGGTGGATCTGGCTCTTGGAGCTGTCGCCGTTGAGCCCGATGCCATTTGCGATCTCGACGTAAGACGGCGAATGCCCATGGGCTTCCTTGAAGCCGATGATGAAGCGCAGGGCATCCTGCTGGCGTTCGGTCAGGCTGATCACGGCAGCGGCCCCCAGACAAGCTGGGCGATGGTCAGCCCCCACCAGATGACGCCGGGGCCGATGATCATGGCGATCGCGATGCCAAGCATCACCTCGACCAGATCGACACGGTTTTCGGGTTCGTCGGGCATCACAGCACCTCCTCAAGCGACAGGATTTCGGAATTGCGGTGCAGCGGCGGCAGCCAGATGGTGCGGGTCTGGCCCGGCTTGGTCGGGCGCTTCACGTCCCAGACGATCCAGCAGTAATCGACCATGCCGCCACCGAAGGCGCGGTTGCCCAACGCCGCGATGCGATCGCCCGGCGGCATCGACGGACGCTGGCACAGGTGCAGCACCGCCTGCGGCGGATGATCAGTGAACAGCTGGTAGCGGGCCTGCGAGGCCAGCCACTTGCTCGGCATCAGGATAGCGACGCGGCGCGACGAGAGCTTCAGCGCATGCCGCGCAAAAGCCTCTGCGATGCCCTTGATGTAGCTGTAAGGCGGGTTGCAGATGATGCTGCAGGGGTATTCGAGCTGCTCGCACTCGAGGAAATTGCGGGTGAAGAAATCAACCGGCAAACCATCCTCGGGCAGGAAATTGTCCCAGACGAAGTTGTCAACGAGGTCGGATGCGACAACGAGCAACCCGCGCTGGTGGGCTGCCTGCAGCGTGTTACCCAAGCCGCAGCACGGATCCCAGATCGCCAGCCCTTCGGCCCGCTCAAGCGCGAAGTCATCAAGCGCGATCGCCAGCTGCTCGGCACACCAGTGCTCGTCGACATACCAGTCGAGAGGATGACGCTTCGAATGCTTGCCGGAGGAGATTTCGCCGCGCATCAGCGCATCTCCCGATCTGGTTTTGGCCCTATGCCAATCGCGTTCAGGTATTTGCGCTCAGCATCACTGATCGATGAGACGTCGAACGACACCCTGAATCCCGGCGGGTGGTCACCCTCGCTGATGATTGACCGAAGGAGTTGGGCCTTTTGGTCCCATCGCAGCGATCGATAGAGCAGACCGAAAAGCTCTGGCTCAGCATCGAGCACGGCACGGACGGCATCGGTGAAGTCATCCATTGCTCTGCTCCTCATCAAGGAGCGAACGCAGCTGGGCCTTCATGTCAGGTGTCAGCTTGGCGACGAACTTTGGTAGATAAAGTCGCTTTTCGGTGACCCCGAGCTTCGACCAGTTGTTGTCGATCGCGTTCCAGTACTTCTGGTAGTGCACTGGCGTTGAAGTTGGCTCAAAGCGTTCAGCGCCTGCCGCGATTTTTGCATCCGCCACACTGATCTCGGGGTCAGCAAGGAGTGCCTCGATAATCTTGCGGCGCTGGGCTTCCTCGGTAACTCGGGCCAGCTCGAGCAGTTGGCTCGCATTTGCCCCCACGACAGGGTGCTTCTCGAGTGCCTCTGCCAGATCAGGAAACGGCTCGACCACCAGTCGGTAAATCGCAAGACACCTGCGGATTTGCCGCTTTCCGAGGTTGAGCGCCTCTGAAACACTGTCCTGCCATCCATATACTGCGGACATCATGTCCGCAGTATCGTCAGTCTCCTGCTGCAGCGCCTGATCAGCGGTGATGTCGCGGCTTCTGACCCGGCTCCAACGAACCTTCATGCCTAACTGCTGGTCGGAAAGCTCGCCATGCTCGCGCGCGATCCGCTCCTGCGCCGCACGGCAAAGTTCGAAAACGAACTTGGAGTGCTCGATTGGGAGCAGCGGGCGGCGATGGATGTTTTCCGAGGCCTCCAGCTCGCGCAAGATTTCGGGCTTGCCGCTGACAATGACGCCATAGACGGGCAGGCCTTCGAGCTTGGCCCCTTCAGTCCTGTGAAGGCCAACCAGCAGCCGCCATTTGAAGCCGGGCTTCTTGGAGGCAGCAACCTTGATCAGGTCGCGCTGCCCATCCTTGAAGAGCAGACGACCAACCGCGACCGCCTTGTCGGGGTGGTAAAACCCGATCCGGCCCGAGGTGTCTATGTCTGCGGGGTTGAACGCGATCACCTCCGCGCCATCCAGCAGCGACTTCGCAGGACCGCTCATTTCGCACCCCCACTTAGACGATGCGCGTCATCAGAAGGCGGCGTAGGCTCACCACCATCATCAGCAGGAGGAAGACCTTGCCCAACAATAAGCTCAGCCTTGAAGTCCTCGAACAGCGCATCCGGGACATGGAACAACGTCAGCGCGCTCTCGAGACCTCGCTCCGAAAGGCCGCCCGCGACAGCGAACTCACCCTTGAGCTGCAGATGGCCATGATCGACGCTCTCGAGCGCCGCTGGCCGACCTCGCGTGAAGACCTGCTTCACGCCCTCCAGCAGGCGAGCGAGAAAGCTGCGGCGGACGAGCGGCTCGATCTGGCGGGCGCGCTCGATACGTTCGTCAAGCAGCTGCACGACGGCAGCGACTCTCCGGCCAACGATTGATGCCTGCTCACGCCGCATCTTATCGGGGTCACCAAGGGCCATTTCGACCCGCCGCGCAGCTGCGGCCCGCGCTGCCACCGGATCGCCAAAGCCCGTGTCGGCCATCAGATGCGCTGCATATTTCCGCGCCGTCTCCTCGTCGCCCTGCCAGAACGTCACCATCTGATCGTCCCAACAAGGCCTGCGCACCGAGACCCACTGGCCAGCGAATTTCGCGCTGTCCGCTGACCAGAACCGCCGCTCACGGAACTTCAGGCAGCCGTCGGGTCCGACCCGCTTGCCCACGCTCTCGAACAGCGCGCTCATGCCGCCACCGCCTTCCCGCGGCCAGCAAGCCGCTTGGCATCCTCGGCCTCGATCTTGTCGAGCTCACGATAGAGCGCCCCGACCGAATGCAGGTTCGCCCCAGGTGGGTGCGGGTTCCGGGGCGTCTTGCGCCACTTGAAGAAGGTGTCCGGGGAGATGCCGGCACGGCGGCAGAGCTCGGCGATGGAGATGCGAGAGGCTTTAGCCCGCCGCTCGATATCCGTGACGATCAATTGCTGGTCCATAATCAGCTGCGTAGCGTAGATATTTACGCTTTGCAACGTAGATTTTTCCGCTCTGGTATACGCGGGCGGCTTGTTAGCGCAGTGCCGTGTCGAGCTTAGAGAAAGACATCGCGCTCATCCGCGCACTGATAGATTTTGCTGGCGTTTCAGCGGCTAAAGTCGCTCAAAAGGCGAAGGTAAGCCCTCGCACCATTCAACGGATGAACGCCGGCACTCCTGATTCGCGCTTGAGTGCGCCGACGCTTGATGCTCTTCGCGCGGCCTTCCCAACCTTTCCTGGCTGGACGCGCGACACCGAATGGACGGAACTTGTGTCGGCGGATGAACGCGATGCCGATCTCGTGGAGCTGGATCAGATTGACCTGAAGTTCGGCATGGGAGCGACCTACGATGACGGCCCCGTGAAGGCCGAGCGCCGTTCGTTTTCCCGCGCCTGGCTTCGCTCGATCACCGGCATAGCACCCCGCCACCTCGTCTGGGCTTTGGGCGACGGCACGAGCATGGAGCCGACCATCCGAAGCGGCGAAGTCATCCTGATCGACCGCTCCCAGACAACTCCGCATGTGAATGACGAAATCTGGGCCGTCTCTTATGCCGACACGGTGCAGATAAAGCGCTTGCGGCAACTGCCTGACGGATCAGTTCAGATGCATTGCGACAGTCAGATCATCCCGCCAATCACAGCCGTCGATGATGAGATGCGGATAATTGGCCGGGTCATCGCTGTGGTGAGGAGGCTATAGATGCCTTGGGTGCGGTTCGGCGTAGCCAACGTCGAGATCGACGGAGCCGTCAGAGCCATGCTCGAACTCTATCCATACCTAGAGCCGACCTACGAGAAGGAGATCGCGGAAATTATCGCCGCAGACTGGTCGGCTTTCTGCACCCGCGCCCGATACCTGCGCCAGTTCCCGCACATATTCAGCGCTTATGGAAGGGAGAGCATCTCGCATTCAATAAAGGTCACTCGAGGCTTCATGATTTTTGCCGTCTGGAGGACAGTGTTCGATGGCAGTGAGCACATTTGGGGCCAGCGCTGCTCGAATGTCGAGCTTCGTGCCAGCGTAAAAGAATGCTGCTCAATATCGAAGCGACATAACGGGGTGGTCATACCCCGCCAGGACAGACCTCAACTGCCTTTGGCGGGATGCGATGCGGAATGGTGCTCGTGCCGATGGTTTGAGGTCGATGACCGCCAGATTAGACCAGCCTAAAATTCGCGCCCACTTTCATTCATGTAAGTAAGGGGTTTGATCGGGCCGGAAACGGCGGATTTCTGCGGGTTTGCCGCTGAGATCAGGCAATCCATTAACCGCGCCCACTTCTGCCCCAGTTCGAAGGCCTCTCTAGTGCGCGTCAGATCGGCGTCAGAGGTCTCTCAGGCGACGATAAATGGCGGATTTCCGGCCTTCAGGCGGTTTCAGAGGCCCGAACCATCAGATCGGCCCACTCCAGCCGATCATGGCAATTCATCGTCTAAATGGGCCTCGACTCTAGACACAGAACGCGAGCGCCAATTTTTGGTGCCAACAAGGAAGAACGGCGGATTTCCGTCACTTTTTGTCCGCGGAAGTCCGGCAAATCCCGGGAAACCCCGGCTCAGCGCCACTCTAAAACCTCGTGTCACCTAACATACGGCCTGATCTCGATCACCGTTCCGTCGGGCACGATCCGCCACAGTTCCTCGATCTCGGTGTTGGAAAAGGTGATGCAGCCGTCGGTCCAGTCGCCCGGCACACGCCCGAAGGGCAGGGAATTGGGCTGGCCGTGAAGGAAGATATCGCCCCCCGGCGAACGGCCCCGTTGCGCGGCGAAGG